GGTCCAGTAGTACACAAATCAGCGATGTGCTGGATGAGACGCTTCCGCTCAAGAGCGGTAGACGCCACGTCCCAGTTAAACGTAAGATCTGCGTACGCCGTGCGGAGCACGGTGTCCTGGGCCACCCCATTGACTACGACTTGTCCCATGACAGGGATCGCGAACTTCACAATCGTCTTGTGACGACCTGTGTTGTTGTTGCGGTTCTGACTCATGGTGAGACGCGGGTTCCCGATAGGGACACCCGTATTTTCCACGAGAGTAGCGACGCCATTTTCGACACCATACGGGTTAAAAGTATGGTCAATCGGAGTAGGCGTGGCACGGTCTTTGAGGACCACACCGATCAAGTTAGGCATATATTGTCTTTCTAGATGTAAAGGGCCTTGGCCCCGGTGTTAAAAGTTCAGACGCATCAACGCAAGAGCGTTTAACGTATGAATCGTGGAAAAGGGATTCGTTTTACCGTAAACCTCGGGAAGCGGAAAATCAGGAAGAACCTCCCTATCAAAGGAGAAAAATCCGATCTTCAGCAACCCATGGTCGAGGTACTCTGCGGGATCGCCAACAGCCACAGCTGTGAAAGTTGACGACTGAACCGTAGAAACGTATCCATGGTTGAACGAAAGACCTGATGTCGCCGAAAGGCTACTCAGCATATCACCGATAGGTATAAACCAATCGATGAAGAACGAGAAAGGAACTACCTCCCACGCAACTGAGAATGGATTTACAAGGCCGAGAGTATCCCCTGAGCGTAGAAAAGGATTGTCGATATGGGCCGAAATGGCTCCAAAACAACGTCCTTCACACTCCCAGGTTGTCTCACAGCCATGCTCTTCACCAGTTGTAGAGTACTTCACTGTTGGTACACCTTTATGTACTTCCAGATCCATGGAGCTCTGCTTCTGTGCTTGAAATAGTGCATAGTTATCATGGATAGATCCCAAAAGAGGTTTCCATCCGTACTGATAAGCTAGCCATTTCTCGCTGAAGAATCGCATATTCCGTAAATCAGCCTTAGTACAACCGAGGATTTCAGGGACTGATCCCCAATTTCCTGATCTCGCGGCCTTGTAGGCTCTGAGAACTTGAACGGTTGTCTTAGCAAGCATCCCGACTGTCTCCCTCCCTTCTGCTAAATCTGCTCCGTTAGAAACGGAAGCATCATCAGCCAGAGCTCC